TGATAATCATCCACCATGTCCAAAGGAATACTACGATGAAGCACTATCCAGATTTGATAGTACTCGTAATGTTATTGTCTTTTCTGATGATCCTGAATGGTGTGGGACTGTATTTACTGATGACAGGTTCCTGATTTCTGAAGGTGGTGATAATCTAGCAGATTTGTGCATGATGTCATTATGCACAGACTTCATCATTGCTAACTCATCGTTCTCTTGGTGGGGATCTTGGTTATGTGAGAACGAAGGCAAGCGTATCATTGCACCCAAGAAGTGGTTTGGTACTGGTTATACTGCAGCACACGATACATCTGACTTATATTGTCTGAATTGGGAGGTAATCTAATGGAATTGGAAGTTTTAGAGCAAGAATATATTTCACTAAAAGAAGCAACCTTTATTATTCCTTTGCGGGTTGAGACAGATGATAGGATGCGTAATATCATTACGACACTAATCTATCTACTTCGCAACTTTGATACGACTGTTATTGTAAAAGAGTATGATAGTGTATCTACTTTTGAGAGATCGGTTCTTCCTCAAATTGAGCAAGTACTGACTGAAGATCAACTAAAAAATCTTATTCATGTCTTTGAGGAAACTGACGAATATATTTTCCACAGAACAAGATTGCTCAATGATATGACATTGATGGCGAAGACGCCTATTGTTATTAACTATGATAGTGATATTATTTTACCTAAGCATGTTTATAGGCAAGCAGTAGATCTAATTCTAAATGGATATTCTAATCCAGAATTTCCTAATGCAAAACCAGAACCCATCAAGGTAGTTTATCCTTATGGATATGGAGATTATCAGCGTCAAATATTCTTTGATGATGAACAAGCGAGTAATTTTATCAATACCAATTTCAATTTCTTAGCATTTACCGAAACGAAAGTTTGGGATGCTAAGTATGGGTTCTGTCAGTTCTTTGATCGTGAAGAATACATTCGTCTAGGAATGGAAAATGAAAACTTCATATCATATGGGTATGAAGATGATGAGCGTTATCTTCGTTTCAATCAATTGTCTCATGTAGCAAGAATTGATGATGCAATTTATCATTTAGAACATAAGAGAACTTCTAATTCTTGGTTCAATAATCCACACATCGAAGAGAATAGAAATCTATTTCAATACTTATCAAGGATATCTCCAGAAAAAATTCTAGAGTATTACACTAATCAATCTTATATGGCAAATCGCGGTATCATTCACGGGAAGAAGATTGGTGGATAAAAATAAGTCTGCATACAAACTGAAAGATTTTCCTGAGTGTGTGTGGATCAACCTTGATAGGTATCCAGAGCGTAGGAAATATATGGAAGATCAGTTTGACTACTGGCAAATCGAAGATCATCATCGCATCACTGCTATTGATGGTAAAGAAGATGATCCCACGGCATATTTGAAAGGAACTATTCCACACAATATGAACCAAGGTGAGATTGCTTGTGTTCTTTCTCACCTAACTGCAATCAAATATTTTTTATATGAGACAGATCTTCCTGAAATCATGATCATGGAAGATGATGTCGATCTTTCTACTGCTAAGTATTGGAACTTTACTTGGAAAGAAGTTAGGAAAAGACTTCCTATCAACTTTGATACATGCCAGTTTACTATCATCAACCCAAACGGCATTACTCTAAAACTACATCATAGATTTATCAATGATTTTTCTGCTGCATGTTATCTGATTACCAGACATCATGCAGAAAAAATTTTCAAACTTCACAACAGAGGATCTTGTTGGAAGATTGATCAAAACATCAAACCAAGAGCTGTATCTGAAGATCTAATTCTTGATAGTGGTAAAGGATATTCTACACCACTGTTCAATTATAGACTTGATCTTGGATCTGCAATTCATGAAGAGCATATTGATATTTTTCATAAGGATAGTAGAAATGCTCTTGCCGAATTTTGGCAACATCAAGGACTAGATCAAAAAGTAGAAGAGATTATGGAACTCGATGAATATTGTGGTAGAATACCACCACAGGTATACCTAAATCAACAGTAACAATGAAACTTGTAGATCATATTGGCATTTTTAAAAACGCTGTCCCAGATGATATGTGTGATAGCGTTATTTTAGCATTTGATAATTGGGATGCAAAGAAGTTCACTCCAGAAGTAGAAGAGTGGGTTGCTGTTGGAGAAGACCAATTTCAAGATGGTGTTCTCAGCAGAAAAGATGAGCAATTATATCTTGAGTATGTTGACTTGAGAATGGCAATGCAACTCAATACATTTATTGGACAATGCTTTGAACAATATGCAAAGCACTATCAGGGTATTGTTCAAGATAGTGATCCAGTATCATCGTGGACAACTAAAGTTCAAAAAACTGTAGCGGGTGGTGGATATCACAAGTGGCATTGTGAAAATGGCGTGTTTATGTATAGGGATCGGGTTCTGACTTGGATGCTATATCTCAATGATATTCCTGTTGAGAATGGCGGATCTACAGAATTTCTCTATCAAAAACTAGCACTCAATCCTAAGAAAGGAACAGTTGTTCTTTGGCCAGCAGCGTATACGCATATGCATAGAGGTGGGTTTCTTACTGGACCTATTGATAAATACATTGCAACAGGCTGGTTTCTTAGAGAACCTGGAAACGTTAGTAGTAAAGTCCTTTCTGAACTGTGATCATATACACATGCATTACTAATGGATATGATAGAATTTCTGAAAAAAACTATTATGATCCAGACATTAGATATGTTTGCTTCTATGATGGCGAATTAAAAAAGCATGGTCCTTGGGAATTCATTGAACTTAATTTAGATATTGTCTGCCCAGTAAGGAGATCATATCATCCAAAGCATCTCCCACATCTTTATTTTGATGAGGGAGAATTAACTGTATGGGTAGATGGATGTTATACCTTAACAAAAGAATTTACTGAGTTCTCTAAAGATATATTTTTTCAGCATGATTTTTGCTTACAAAAACATCCAGATCAAAGATCTTTACTATCTGAATTCTCTAAATTATATTTCCAAGGATTTTCTACTGCAGATGAAATTCTTGAGATGGCAAGAAAAATTAAGGACACTGGATATACTTTATTAGATTATAAACAAACTATAAACTGTGCTATTTGGAGAAGAATATGTCCACATGTAAATGAATGGAATGATTTGTGGAGGAAATGGTATGATGATGGCGTAAGTAGGGATCAAATTTCTAGCTCTATTGCTGAGTTTTTGATCTCAAAGGAATATAAATCACCACTCAGGTACATTATTAATAAAGTTGATCCTAAATTAAACTTTAAACTTAGTAGTACAAGAGAAAAAAAATATGAAGAGGCATACAATTTAAAAGGTATACCTAACTTAAAAGAAAGAATATCCTTATTAGATAATCTTAGGGAAATTTTTGAGGACCCTGTGGATACATTCACTGTAAATAGAATGTATGCATGTGTAAGATATACTCCGTTTGAACTTAATGACTATGTTGAAAAGAAAGACATGGTTGTCTATACGTGTATTACAAATGGATATGATGAATTTGTACCAATAAATTACTATGATCCAGACGTAAGATATGTCTGCTTCCATGATGGAACCATTGATACTACAGTAGGACCATGGGAATATATTGATATACGAGACTATCATCAAGAAGAATGTCCTCGTAGATTATCTTTCTTTCCTAAAGCAAATCCACACATATGGTTTCCAAACGGCACAAATACTATTTGGATTGATGGATGCTATCAGCATACCAGAGAATTTATTAATAGGAGTAGAGGATGTTTTCCATTCACAATGCTAAGACATGCCTCAAGATTTTCATACTTCGATGAAATGCTTGAAGGATTTACTTGTGCATTTTTTACATATGAAGATGCGATTCATCTTACAAAAGAACTAAAGAAAATTGATTATAACTTTAGAACTTATGGCAGTCCATTGGGAACTATTGTTTGGAGGACGATGAGTGATGAAATGACAGAATTTAATAAACTTTGGTATGAGTGGTCTCTTGTCGGATGCAATCGAGATCAAATAGCATTTGATGTGTCTTTAAGATTATCAAACATTAATCTACCTTCTGTCTATGAAAAAAGAGATCACTCTGGAGTTCCTTTAGGGTTCTTTAATAAAAAGGGTAGACGTGGAATGCATCCACAACGAGGTGATATAAAACAGTACTTAAAACAAGAAGAGTTCTTAAAAGATTTAGAAAACTTAACTGGATTAAATCCTAAATTATATACAGGATATCCATCTCATGATTTTTATATGAAAGTTTACGGAGTTATTGAATGATTATTTACACTTGTATTACTAACAATTATTGCCAACTTCCTGAAATTGAAGATTTAGGGCATCAATATATTTGTTTCCATGACGGTACTGTTGATCCAAAATTCCCGTGGGAACTTAGACCTATTAATTATCAACATGAAGATCCTGTTGTTCTTTCTAGGCACCCAAAAATTTTATTTTATGAATATTTTGATGAACCCTGTGTTTATGTTGATGCCTCTAGATTACATCATGTAAACAATGAATCTTTTTTTAAGATTTCTAATGATATATTATCATCTGAAAAATTATTCTTGATGGAGCACCCAGAGCAGCATAACTATCTGGAAGAGTGCTTTGAATATTACGCTAGATCTTGGGTAGATGATAATAAAATCGTTGACTTTACAAAATATTTAAAAGAACAAAACTATGATTTTCAAAATCATGATACAATTTTTGCATGTATTCTATGGAGAAGTCCTAATGAAGATGCAATCAAATGGTCTAAATTGTGGTGGCAATTGTATCAACAATGTAATCCTAGAGATCAATTAACTGGATCAGCAGCACTAAAACTATCTGAGATTGAGTATTCTACAGATCATCCTTATAGCATAGTTTCTAAGTTTGTTTACTATAAGGATTTTTGGTATCAACTTCTTGGGGCTTCTGGTGACTACTCTAATGGTAAAGAGCAAGTAGATTGGAAAAGTTTTATGCAAATCCTTTCCGAAGTTACTGGAATTGATTATAAAACAAATCTTAATCTTGATATATTATCTTACCTCAAAGAAAAGGGGGTTGAAAATATTTTAGATGAAATGCGCCAAGAAAATATTGTTGGTAAAGAAAAATCTGGTCTTGGATATGAACTTTCTGTAAAATCTTTCTTTGATCAACGTGGTGGATATGATTTTACTGTGTATACTTGCATTACAAATAACTATGATAGTATACCTGATGAGAATTATTATGATCCAAAGGTTCGTTATGTCTGCTTCCACGATGGTACATTAGAAGAATATAAAGAACCTTGGGAGTATGTTGATATTAGAGATTACTGCGATTTAGATTGTCCACGTAGACTATCAGCATTTCCTAAGATTAATCCTCATAAATTATTTGATTCAGGAACGCATACTGTTTGGATTGATGCGTGTTATATTCAAACTAAAGAGTTCATTGAATATGGAAGAGAACTATTTCCAACTGGTGTTACAACCATGGAGCATTGTTATGACTTTAGTTATTATGATGAAATGCTTGAAGGATTTTTATGCTCATTCTTTTCCTATGATCAAGGAATAGAATTGACAAAAAAATTATTTGAAGCAGGATATAATTTTAAAAATTATTGTAGTCCATGCTGCACCATGATTTGGAGAACTATCTGGGATAATGCTACGCCAGAATTTAAGAATTTCTGTGATCTTTGGTGGGAATGGTCTTTGATTGGATCTAATAGAGATCAAATATCTTTTGACGCAGCTCGACAATTTTCTGGAATGCCAGTCAACAAAATTTATAATAAACCACCATCAACTATAGTGGCTGGTGTTAATTTAAAGTTTGATCTTAAAAATAAAAACAGGAAAGGAAAGCATCCTAAGAGAGGTAATCTAGATCAGTGGAAACGTAGGGATGAATTTGTAGAAGAAATGAGAACTTACGCTAAGTTAAGTACAAAAATCTATGCAAAGCATGAGCACATTACAATGATGGATTGGAATGGTGTGTTTGATGCTCCAGGAAAACGAACAGAGTATACTTTATATTCTAAAACAATCAAGAATTATCAGAAACAATGTAAATTGTGGGATCCAAACAATCCAATTAGAGATAAGAAAGTAGGTTTCAATGATTATATTTGGAACCGTGATGAATTTGAAGGTGGAGAAATGCAGAGAAATGTTGATCGGGTAATAGAAAAGTATCGAGAGATCATGTCCAGACAAGAATGAGTATTTATACGCATTGACTGTCAGGGAATTCTGATATATGATAAATAATGTGAAGAGATGGAAACATTTCTTCACATAACATAATCTCACAATCACTCGGAGTTTTACATGACTGCAACCATCGCTCAACAGCGTGGAAGCAATACTTGGGAACAATTCTGCGAGTGGGTAACATCAACCAACAATCGTTTGTATGTTGGTTGGTTCGGAACACTGATGGTTCCTACCCTTCTCGCTGCTACTATCTGTTTCATTGTTGCTTTCATTGCTGCACCTCCTGTCGATATCGACGGAATTCGTGAACCCGTTGCTGGTTCACTAATGTACGGCAACAACATCATCTCTGGTGCTGTTGTTCCTTCTAGCAACGCTATTGGTCTTCACTTCTATCCTATTTGGGAAGCTGCTTCGCTTGACGAATGGCTTTACAATGGTGGTCCCTTTCAACTGATTATTTTTCACTTCTTGATCGGCATCTATTCCTACATGGGGCGTGAGTGGGAACTTTCTTACCGTCTAGGTATGCGTCCATGGATTATGGTTGCTTACAGTGCTCCTGTTGCTGCTGCATCTGCAGTGTTCTTGGTCTATCCTTTCGGTCAAGGATCGTTCTCTGATGCGATGCCTTTGGGTATCAGTGGCACCTTCAACTACATGTTTGTTTTCCAAGCAGAGCATAACATTCTTATGCATCCTTTCCACATGCTTGGAGTTGCTGGTGTCTTCGGTGGTTCTCTGTTCAGTGCGATGCATGGTTCTCTTGTGACTTCTTCGCTGGTTCGTGAAACTACTGAAACTGAAAGTCAGAACTATGGTTATAAGTTCGGTCAAGAAGAAGAGACTTATAACATCGTTGCTGCACATGGATATTTCGGTCGTCTGATCTTCCAGTATGCTTCGTTCAACAACTCACGCTCACTTCACTTCTTCTTGGCTGCTTGGCCAGTTGTAGGTATCTGGTTTGCTGCTCTTGGTGTTAGCACCATGGCATTCAACTTGAACGGGTTCAACTTTAATCAGTCTTTGATCGATAGTCAGAACCGTGTTATTCCTACTTGGGCAGATATTCTGAACCGTGCTGGACTTGGTATGGAAGTTATGCATGAGCGTAATGCCCACAACTTTCCTCTTGATCTTGCTACTGCTTCAACCACTGAAGTTGCTCTGACTGCTCCAAGTATCGGATGAGTTTAGATAAAATCTGAACATTATCACCTACTAATTTGAGGAGTGTTGCAATTATTGCATGACACTCCTCGGATTTTTTCTGTATGCAGAAGACACTAATGACTGACCCAGTGTGGATTGTGCTTTTACTCATTGTAATTAGATTGTTGTTCGCAACATATATTATCTACTACATACTAAGGGAATTTTATCTAGAGGTTCAGAGGATGGAAATGAAACTACCGAAGGAAGTTATTCTGAAAGCAGTCAAGAACTGCGTTGATGTATACGCACACGAAAACGATTTTACTGTTGATAAAAGTATTCCAAAATACTGTATTCTAACGGTAGAAGGAACATCGTCAATGGACGATTGGATAACTAATCTAAAGTTCCTTGTCAGAAAGGATGATACCCATAGAGGTTTCAAAGAGAACGCAATGAGAATCCTTACTAAGATGGTTATCAACTATGAGACACTCGAAAAGGATAGGGTGCTTGTAGTTGCTGGGCACTCATTAGGAGGAGCAACAGCAACTGTGTTAGGAGACCTGCTACTTAAGAGTACTCCAGACTTGCATATCGTCACCATTGGTTCACCTCGTCCAGGCGGAAGAGGTCTTCGTAAGAGACTGAAAGATGTTGACCATCTTCGTTTCGTTCACGGATCCGACATTGTTCCAAAGTCACCTCCATTCCTTACTGGATACGTTCACACTCATCCAGAAATTCATCTGGAAGATGTTAATCCTACTCGCTTCGATAGAGTAGCAGACCACAATGCCGAAGATTATTACCTCGCCGTAGAGAAATTACTATCAGGAAAAACTTAAACTATTACCAAGATTTATAAACGAGTTTATTTGGGGTTGGGTGTAAAATTGCACTCGACCCCTTTTTATTTGGAAAGTAATCTTTCTGTTCTCCTTCCCTTGCAATATCGCTAGTGATACCATGTAATCCTCCTTCCCAGAAATATCTGTGTCTGAAATTAATTACATGCGGAGATACTCCATGTCTTTCAAACGCTTCAAAAACTTCTTTGTTGTAATTGTTACAAATAATATTGTGTTCGTCAATGACTAACATGTTTACATCAAAAACATCTTCCTCTACATAAGTTACCCAATCTTTCAACCAGGTTTCGACATAATCAATCAGATCGTTATTATACTCTTCTCCTGGAATCCACCATTTATCCTTATTTTTTCCTTTTAACTCTAAGAATGGTTTTACCTTTTTCCAACTTTGTCCTGGAAGGCTAATAACTTCCCATTCTGGAAAGGTTTCGGTATAGTTTTGCACATTGGCTAAAGAAATAATTAGACCTGGTTTTACAGGGCAAAATGATCCATCTGAATGTCCAATAATGTCTAAAACATGTGTTCTATAATTTGGAAATAGTCTTTTTAGTTTTTCAATAAATCTATCTGGATTATTCTTGACAATATTGGTTATTGCAGAAAAATATAAATCTTTACCAACTCTTGTCATCCAGGAAGTGTTTATATACTCATCATAAACTATAGGAACGTTATTTGTGGTTAAAACTTCTTCTATAGTTGAAAATGCATAGTGATTTTTATTATTTTGAGTTTCTGCTGCGATTAAATTTTCTACAAATTTTGAATCTAAAAGCAGATTTGTAAATTCATATTTTTTAGCTAGTTTCTCACTACTATAATATTTTTCTACCAGTTGTATAATATCAATATTACCATATTTTTTATCTGGCATATAGAATGTACCACCAACCATTGCGGTATGATTTCTTGGACACATAGGTGGTGGCATTGGAATGCCATCATTTTTGATGTGGTCTTCAAAATTTTCTGATATATCAGTTCTAACCACCGTTACACCAAATTCTTCTAACTTAGATATAAGTTTCTGATAATCTTCTTCTGTTTCAATTGCAATGCGTTCCATAACATTGCGAACTTTTGGATTTTTTATACGAGAGTAAAACTCTGGAGGATATGAACGACCTACCGCACAAACTTTCAAAGGATCCCAATGCTGATGTACGCTAAACATAAATTATATTGTTATTGACAA